ATCTGTTGTGTAAGTTAAATAATCTCCAGCGCCATCATAGAAAACACTACCGCCTACTGCATCTTTACTATATGACCTAGTTGGTGCAAAGGGTGAGAATGGAAATACTTTTGGTGCCCCAGAAGTAGTTAAAGTATGTCCTGTTGTAGAATTATCTATAAATCTATTGCTTTGACATACTAAAAAAGAAGTTCCTGATTCGTCTGTAAATGGAGTGGTAGGGACAGTGATATTAGATGCTCCAGATGTAGCTTGATATTTTGCTGTGCCTTTAATAAACCTTAAATTACTTATAAAACCATCTAAATAGTGGCTACCTCCACCATGCCCAATATCTATATCAGACGTATTATTTAAATCACCAGTAACTCCCGTTTTTGTTTGATCTTGAACCCCATTGACATAAGCTGCTAGGTTACCTGAGCCATCTCTAACTAAGGCTATATGCACCCACTCATTTAAATTAATTGCAGATAATGTGAACTGAGGAGTACCACTACCCAAAAACACACGAAATGCAGAATCACCATTATTAGTTTGTAATAATACCCCTCCTGCACTTGTATAACCTTGACTGTATAAGGTAGTAAAAGAATCTTTTTCAGTTAGATATACAAATCCCTCTAAAGTAAAAGCTCCTGTCCCTGCATTAAACTCAGAAGAATGTGCGATATTTATTTGATCAGAAGTATCTGTGTTAAAAAAAGTACTCCAATACCCATCTTCTAAACTAAATGGGCTGAATGTACCCATGCTTACATCCTCATTACGAGTAATCTGATGATTATATTTGGAATCATCTACAAACCCTACATTACGAACTGCTCCTGAGTATTGGCAAGTAAGTAGTTTAGTATTTGTTACGGCTGTTAATGGTGCTGTTGGAACACTAAAGTTACTTGTTCCATAGACTCCTGTTCCATTAACTACACGCAAATCTGCTATATAGCCTGTATACATAGATACAGTTGTTTGATCTACATTACCACCGATTGTTGCTCTTTGACCAGCATTATTAAGATTATTTGATAAAGATGAAGTTGTTGAACTTACTTTTCCATTGACAGCATAATATTGAGTACCACTTATTCTTTGAATAACTATATGATTCCATTGATTTATTATGACTGGTATATCAGCTCCAGCAGTATAATTACCAGCAGAATAATTTCCTAGTGTTGCATTAAATAAAGTTAATCCCGATATATTATCAGCATTATTGTTATTGCTATACCTTAAGTCTAAAACAACAGCAACCGATGGTAAACTAGAAGGATATACCCAAGCCTCAAAAGTAAAGTCTCCTGTACCACAAGCAAAGTCAGAACTTCCTGTTGTTGTTAAATTATCAGTATTACCATCAAAAAACCCAGAACCTACATTTGCAGTTTTACTTTGTGTAAATGGTGTGTTGGTAGATACTTTTGGTGTTCCGTTAAAAGTAAACGTTTGATTGTCTGATGTGTCTTTAAATCTATTAGACTGACAAGTTAATAATTTTACATCTGAAGATGTAGCTCCTTGTGAGCTTGTAGTTAAAGGGGCTGTAGGGGATGTAAATACTGTTGTACCAGTTGATGTTTCAGAAGTTTGATAACTTGTTGGTATTGAATCTTTAACCCATCTTACATTTGATATATAACCTAGAAAATGATTTCCTCCATTTCTATCTCCAATAGTTACAAAATCACGATCAATTGCATCTCCTTTTGAAGTGTAGTTTTTTAATACTCCATTAAGAAACTGACGTATATATCCACTACTGTCTCTTGTAATTACAAGATGTGACCATGTATTTAAGGGTAAAGTAAAAGGAGTTCCAATTTGAGAACCTGCAAATCTTAAATCTACATTACCACTTGAATCATGTGATATTTGAAAATTATTGTCATTAGGGTTAGCATAGAAAAATATACCCCAAGAAGAATTTATGGCTGATGGATTTAAAAAAAACTCAATAGAAAATTCTTGATTAGTACTTAAATCGAAATCTGATGCTGTTGTTACTTTTAAACTATCGGCTGTAAAACTATTACTCCAATAACCATCAGCATAATAATATGGGCTAAAATCATTGCCATAAGCATCACCATTAACAGCAAGAGCATGGGCTGATGTAGAGTTATCTTTAAATGCTTTGTAATTTGGATCTCCTAATGCAGCAGTATTACCTTCACCTTCAGAACCATCACCATGAAGAAGTAATACAGTCTGATTAAAATTAGGATCTGTTTCTTCTTGAGCAGCTCCACCAAGACCAAAACCAAGAGGTCTTACTCCTATACCGCCTTTTAGACTTTTAACTGGCATTAGTAATCAACCTTCCCGAACTGTGTTTGAGATGCTAAACAAGTATAATTAGCTGTTCCCGTAGTCCTAGTAATATTTATTAAATAACTGTCCACGCCACTAACATTACCTTGTGATGGCGCAGTGCCACCTTGCCAATACACTGGGTTAGCTGTAGCACCGTCTATTTGTATTGCTTCTAAATAATACGCAGTTGCACCCATTTTTGACTCAAATGCAAGCGATACTGATTCGCCAGTAGGCATAATGGAAGCGAATGTTGCTCCTGCACTACCTCTAAAATTTAACTCAAAGTCTGCCGCCGCATCATTTGTCCTTAATTCAGCATTTTGTTCTAATACACTAAAGTTAATTACGCCCGTAGCAGAGGTTGTAGAAACATTTATTTTTTCTCTAAGACTGGCGTTAAAAATTTTATTAGTAATAGTCGCACTGGCACTTTCAGAAACTAACGTAGAATCTCCACCTTTAGGTAGTAATAAAGTATTAGATAAACTTTCAGAGTGAGGTTGTGATTTTATCTTTTGTCCATGTGAATTAACAGCACAGTTAAGTTGTATTTGTCCTTCAGTAGATCCACCACCTTTTACTTCTAATATATAGCTAGTAGGTGCAACTGTTAAGTTACCTGCACTATTTTTAAGATCACCTTCTACATTAAATGTGCCACCAACAGAACCGTTGCCTGATACATCTAGCGTACCGTTAGCAGATAACTTAGTAGTAACTGTTAAGTCCGTTACTTCTGCAGTATTTAAGCTTGTGATCGCATCTACTACGCCAGATCCTGTGCTATATACTATTGCTGATCTACCATTAGGCACAGTTACTTGCGACCCCGAAGAGTTCTTTATACCTACGTCGGTAGCTAAAGTATTATTAATTATGTAGTTTTTTTCTATATCTGGAACAGTAAGAGTTATTCCTGCAGATCCTGTACCAATTAGATTAAGGCGTAAATGCCTAGCCACTTGAGTGGCATTACTGTCTGTCAAAGAAAGTGTAAGGCTGGCCTGAGAAAAAGTGACGTCTGCGGATTCACAAATGGCTTCTTCTATAGCAGTGCCTAAATTTGTATTTGTAATGTCACCCCAAGTTCCAGAGTTATCTCCGGTTCCCATAAGTTGTATTTTTAAATTTGAATATGATGAAGCCATTTTATTCTCCTATGCTGCTTCTTTAATTTCTTCCCAATCGGGTATTTGTGTTGTGTTTACTTGCCCCCATACTAAATTATTGCCTAGACTCATAGCAGAGGATACTCCAGTTACATTTGCAATGGCGTTAGCTTCTGCTAATACATTACCTAAACTACTTGTTGCAGAGAACCCAGTTGCAGGAACTATATTGTTTAAAGCTACGGATATTGAACCTAAACCAACTGTTGCGCCAAAACCAGTAACGCTTAGATTATTGTTACTGACTACCTCTTCTTCACCTACAAACTTTAGCCCTATAACACCAGATAGACCACTTACATTTGCATCTGCGTTAACAAATGTAGATCCTACAGCTCCTGTCATGCTAATATCGGGTTCAGTTATTGATGCGTTCCAACCACCGTCACCCCAAGCCGCTCTACCCCACCCGCTTGCAACGGCTTCTCTCGTTACATTAACATTTACATCAGCCATTTTAAGCTATTCTAATTATAGCTGCAGCACTCGTATTTGCTGGAAATATTACACTAAAATCACCTGCGGTAGATGTTTTTGTGCCTCCAAAATCTAACACACATACGGCAGGGTTAGTTAAAGAAGCTCCGGTGTTTGAATTTGTAGAAGGTGTGCTGTTATAAATTAAACATCCCGCTGCATTTATAGTGACATTAGTAAATGTTAAATCAGAAAAATCTACAAAACCCGTAGAATCTCCTATAGTAACACCTAAATTTACAAGAGCAGAACCTCCTGAAGTAGTTCCAGTGGATTCGCTACTAGTTGTAAAAGATGTGGTTCCAGCACTTAAAGTAGCTGCTGCAGAATACAACGCTAGTTTAAAAACGTCTGATGTAGCAGATGCGTCAGGTCTAAAATCGTGAACACCTAATAATACTTCTGCTTTAAAAGATGTACACATTGCTTGTGTAATAGCCATTTTTTACTCCTCTAGTAATTTAATTAGTTCAGGATATCCCATTTCTCTAAACCTATGAGCTAAGGTTGTGTTGTGGCTCCTGACCATTTCTTTCATATATTGCACTAAAACTTTCCGTATATCTTTTTTAAAAGCTTCAGCTTGCGCTCTAACTGCAGGATGTGAATCACTACCAACAGCTATTATTTTGTCCAACGCTCTTTCAGCAACCTCTTCTGCGTTAAAACCTCTACGAGAAGTTGTCATAACTTTCACTCCACCACCTAACAATACTGATGTACTATTACCAATCATTGTACCCCCAACCTTATTTGTTTAGTTCTATACATATCTTGACGATTCTTACCTTCACTAAGCATTTTAAGCCCAGCTAAAGACTCATTATATCTTTGTACATAACTTTGATAACTGTCTGCCTCACCTTTCATAAATATGTGAGCTTCTATTAACGCTCCATACAACAATACAGAATCATAGTTATCACCTAACCAAGAAGTATTTGCAGTAATAATAGACTCTGGATAATAAAAATAATGAAGCTCTGATGTGTAATTTTGATCTGGAGTTGGACCTAAAATATATGAATTGTTATCAAACAAAGCATAGTGTGTAGGTTGTCCAGTAGATGTTGGATTAGGGAAAGCCTCACGAATAAAGTTAACATCTTTATTTAATAAATAACTATAATTACCAGAAGAATCAATAACCGCTAAAGAAAAGTTAGCGAGCCAATCAGTTGGCACTGTGAGGTATTGATTCCCTGAAGTCATACTGCCCGTGACGTTTTTTCTAAGGTCTAATATTTGAACTGAATTATGTATTTTTTGTTCAGCTTGTTTTATGAACGTATTAATTTGCTCTGTGCTTGTTAAGGTAATAGTATTTCCACCACTATCTGTGAAAGACGTGTCAGGAAAATCATTTTCACAATAACCCTTTATAGTTTCAAAAAGTTCACTATAATTCATTAGCCAAATCTCTTAGAGGAATTAGTCCCTTTTATAGCAGCGCCCGTTCCTCTAGTTTTAACCGTTTGAGTGTTTGGAATATTATTTGGATAACCACCTACCTTTGGTACAGGCATATCCATAGGTTGTTTAAATTTTCCAGTATCGTTCATAATTTCTCCTAATTAAATTTAATATCCACCTCCACCACTATCACCGCTCTCACCACTTTCACTACTTTCACTACTTTCACTACTTTCACTACTTTCACTACTAGATTCAGTGCTAGAAACTGCATCGCCTCCTATAGTCACAGTTCCTATGTCTCCAGATACTAATAAATTATTTATTAGATCTAAATTAAAAGGATTACTAAAACCTACAGGATCAAATCCGTATTGATAACTCCTAGAGTCTGATTCTGCAAATCGTGTTAAATCTGGTCGTGGGTTTCTCAGAGCTTGAGGGTCGTTTACAGGAAACATACCAAGCTGTAATTGTGGTTGGTCCTGCTCAAAGCAGTCTGGACATACCAGAATGTTAACATTTTTTGTCTTAATTGTAAGCTGTTTTAATTCTTTTAATTTATACCTAAATCCACATCTATCGCACTCTGCGATAGCTCTTTTGCCTCTTGAATAATTAGATCCCATGTCAATATAAAAACTCTCTTGGCGCTAACCTTAAAGGAGCTTTTTCTCTATCTTCACTAGAAGCTATCATCCATTGCTCTTCATAATCTTGTTTTAACATTTGTATTCTGTCAGTTGCCTCTGGTATTTTTAAAGAAAGATAATATGCTAGTCCTGATACCAAACAAGGTAACATTCTAAATGGAATATCAGGTGTGTTTACACCATTTCCTGCATCTTGTATTCTTCTCATTCTAAAATATACAAAAGTATAAAAATTACTTTTATCTGGAGTAGGCCATATTTTTATTTGCGGAGTTTGCACAACACCAGAAGAATTGGTAGCTCCAGACTTTCTATCAATAAATACTTGTATAGGTCGACCTGTTGCATTTTTATTTGGTATTGTTGCGTATGTACTAACAGATATACGACTAATAGTTAAATCTTGTTGGTTTGAGCCTGAACCTGTTCTAACTTGATGCTCCAACAAATCAATCGTATCTACAGGTAAATCATACGTAATAGTGCCTTGAGTTAAAGGTATCGTGCCTTCTTCTATTGTCCATAAATTTATACCTCTATTAGCCCAATCAATTGTCAATAAATTTAAAGAACGTCTAGCTGTTTTAAGATCATATCCGGTACGCATTTCCGTGCCGCAACGAGAAAATGCCTCTTCAGCTAAATCATTAAGGTTTAAATTAAAACTAGTTGTATCTGTAGTAGCCATTATTTCTTTGCTTTCACACTATTTATATATTTTCTATAAACACCAGCAGCATCTTTTTTTCCCATAACTCTGGCTCTTTGTTCCATAGCAATAGCAGCTTGTATCTTGTGTGCCTTCGATCTACCACTATTTCTAATCTTACTTACACTTTTTACTGCATCTTCTCTCGTGGCAAACTTTAATCCTTTTATTGTACCTTTGGGGTTTTCATCTGTATATAAATCAGAATGTTTCTTAGACCTTGCGGGTTGACCTTTTTTTCTTGGTATTCTTGGATTTGAGGATCGTTTTAACATTTGTTGGTTTACCTCCCGGATTACCTGCTGCTCTTTTTCTTTGAACAGCAGATTTACGTTGTGCTGCAGTCATAGACTTAGCTTTTGCTCTTGGTACACATTTAGGATAGGCTCTTTTACTATCTTTAGCAGACTTTCGTCCACAGGCTTGGTATTTACCTTTTTTCTTAGGCGCACCGATATCAACCCAGTCACCTTTTTTGCCTTTACCAAACCATTCTTTAAGAGACATTATGCGTAGCCTCCTCCTCTTTTCTTATACTCACGCACTAAATAAGCATTAGCGTAAGCGCTTGGATATACCTTGAATTTACGCTTTGTCTCCGCTTTTACACGAGCATATAAAGATGGATTCGTAGGTTTAGAACCTGCTTTTTTCTTAGTAGTTTTTTTCTTTTTAACAGCCATTATGCCCTCGTCTTTCCTCTTTTAGCTATACCATCACGCTTTTTAGCAACTTTTCTGGTAGTGGTTTTCTTTGCAGTAGTCTTTTTTGCGACAGTCTTTTTACCACCAGCAACGCCGCCTTTAGACATACCTTTAGCCATTTTCTTTTTATTTATTTCATCTATAGCACCACCAATAGAATAACCTTTAGAAGCCATACCACCACCACGCATTTTAACTGCTCCGCCTTTAGCCATTACTGCTCCGCCTTTAGCCATTCCTTTAGCCGTCATACCACCGCCACGCATTTTAACTGCGCCTCCTTTAGCCATTACTGCACCGCCTTTTGCTTTCATTACTGCACCGCCTTTTGCTTTCATTACCATACCTCCTTTTTTTGCTGTAAATCCCATTCGTTCTGCTGCTTGTCTACCTTTTTCTCCAGATTTTATCATGGCGCTAAGTCCTTTTTTACCCTCTGCAGAAGCGCTTCTTAATTTAGTCATCGTCATTCTCCGCATATAAATTGTTAAATGTTACTGTTGGGTCCATGTACGAGTCATCTTGCTCGGCACAGTGCGTATGTTGGCTTGGTCTAAAATCAGGTGCGCCTTCACCTGTAACCCAAAGAGCAGGGCTTGTAACTCTGACTCTGTTGTTAGGAAGAGCGACCATGTTTCCGGCCCAAGGTCCGTCTGTCAACACCATAACGTGACTCTGCTTGTGTTGAGCTGGACAGTCTGCGATTTCGCTTTCGGTGTAGTCCACAGTGAAGAGATATCTTGATGTGTGAAACTCTCCTGCGATTTTACATAACCACGGGCTTGGTTTACATCTGTCGAGTGATATGATTGAGTGGGTGTGTGATGGGCAGTCCCACGGTTGTGCGAGGTGAGTTTCCATTCTTTCCGGCCATCCATCCAATGGGATGTCCCCACATAAGGCTGTGATAGGCATCCTTGCCCACATGGCTCCTCCGTGCGGATTACTCTCGCCTTCCTCTTCTTCACATCCTGTAAATATAATTTGGAAGCTGAGACACCTGTCTGGCATTGTCGTGACAGCAACCGCCAGTCCGTGTATAAACTCTCCGTGATATTTTTGATGCCCATGTGTAAACTCTTTCCTAATCCAAACCTTTGTATATGGAATGTTACTAATTAAATACGCCACCCTACACCTCCTTTTTAAATCATGCGCCCTTTTGTTTTACCCTTTCTAGCTATACCATCAGCTCTTTTAGAAGCTTTATTAGTTCTTTTCATTTTAGTTTTAACTACACCACCTTTTTTCATACCTGTGGGTTTAGGTTTAAATTTTTTAAGATCGTCTCTAGCTTTTCCGGCTAAAGTTCTATTTTTAGCTAATAGTTGATTATCTTTTCTTTCTTGATCTGTCATACCAAGACCAGATTGTGCGCTAACTCTATCTGCAGTTTTTATTCCTTTTACCCCAACAGCGCTATCCGTAGGTTTATTCATAGTGATATTTCTAGTTCTTCCACCATAAACAGAACCCTCGCCTTTGAAAGGAGAACCTACATTTTTACCTGTATCTTTTGTTTGAGTTCTATCTCTACCAGAACTCTTTTTTTCAGGTTCACCAACACGCTTTAACGCTTTGGATCTTTTAACATAACCTTTATCTTCGTCATACTTAAATGTATTCATAAAGTCACGAAGACCTTCTTTATCATTAGAAAAACCCTTATCTGTTAACATCTTTTGAGTTACTACTTTAGATGCTTTTTTTGGTTTTACTTTTTTAGTGCTTTTACTTTTAAGACCTGAAAATTCTTTGTAATCACTAGCTCTCATTACTTTCCCCAAAAAATTTGTTGTACTGCAATAATAAAAGCAGTTACAGCGCTTCCTGCACCTGCTGCCCACATCAATGTTTTCCAACCACCCTTGGCTTCTGATAATACTTTATGTATATCAGCTAAAGATTTTTTAATCTCTTCTATATCTTTTTTCATATCTTCTACATCAGAATGAAGATGTTTTATTTCATTGCCT